GAGCCACATTGTCGGCATAGCCGCCGATAGTTGCACCCGCGCCGATTACCTCAAATAAAGTTGTAGGGCTGGCTACTCCAACGCCGAGGTTACTAAAGACAGCGGTAGCATCCTGCGTCAGGTCGGTCTGTCCAAGCCAGACAGTCTGCCATGCCGAGCCGTCATAAGCGAATATACCGCATTCGTTTTGCCCAACGCCCGCAGCCAATGTGCCAGAATCGAATGTAATGTTTTCAGCAGCGTCGGCTGTATTCACGAGGTATACAACGCAGCCGGCAGGAAACGTACCCGACGGGTTGAAATTGCGCGCAGCGCCACCCGGATCTTTCACGAACAACAGCGCATCGTCGTTATCAAACGTCTCGTCGCCCGACATGGTGGTAACTTCCGCCTTGAAGATAATCGACACGTTAGCAAGCTGCCACCTGCCAGCCGCCCAGAGGATGCTATTATGCCCAAAAGCTAAAAATAGCGCAATCAGCATCAAAAAGCATAAAGACTTAGACAGCAAGCCTCTAATCATGGCTTTCCCTCCTTTGCCCTGTTATTTATAACTCTTTTGTAGGCCGACTTCCGCCTCTATTAGAGTGTCAAGGTAGTTATCCAAATCGACGTTGCACTTCTCCAAAAACCGGAGTATACCGTCCGAAGCGTCAGCTTTGATCGTCCTGATAGCAAGCTTTTTCAGACATTGCACATCCTCCGGGTCTAATTTACCATCGGCACTCGCCTCTTTCAAAGCCTTAACTTCGGTCTGCATAAGCGAGCTAACAGTATCGCTGACGATACCGTGCAACAGGTCGATATAATCACGCAAAGTCTGACTTTTCGTCCTGCGCATAAAATATCGCGCTATGGCGGCAATGCCAGCAGTTACCGCCGCTGTAAGTACCGAACCGAGCACAGGGATAATGACCTCCAGCATCCCTTCGTATAGAATGGTCATTTTACTTTACCTCCTAAGTATTCAGGTTATGATTTATCTCGCACCAGACGCCATCGCTGCTCCGTACCAATTCCATAGTATCATACTGCGCAAACGTGTAATTCTGCCCACCTCGCAGCTTAATATTGGCATTCGACTGGACTGTAGTATTATTGTCCATAAACGTGATTGTAATCCGCTGACCCTGAATACCGCCATCGAAATTGGTGATCGTAGTAGCGCCCGAATTGTTGGTCTCGCAAGCGACCGCACCCGCAACGCTAGGGGTCGTGTCGCCATCGGTGAACGTAGTGACAAAGCCGCCCGCATCGCCCAAGCCAACCTGATCGTTTAGCGAGAGAATGGCTGATGACATTTTAACGCCCCCTTTTAATACCTGCCGGTAACCTTCACGCCGAGGCTGCTGCCAGCTACAGTGCCAGTCCCTTTGACTTGCAATTTAGCATAACGCGCTTTCACGCGCACACACCAGCACAGGTTTTCATCCTCAGTAGTGCTATACTCCTGTGCTGCTACAGTTGTCGTGCCCAAGCCCACAGATTCGCCCAGAACAGGATACCAATCGGATTCGTTATCGCTCCAGTAGAGCTTCCACTGCCACGATGTCAGGGAAGCTTTGGTGATTTTGAACAGAAAATTAAGCTCCGTAAATGCACTGGCATCAATCCTGTCTGTATCCTGATATGTAGCCTTTAACTCCGCATCAGCGCGCAGGGTCGCCTCTTGCATACGAATTAAGTTATCTTCGCCTTTTTTAATCGTACTCCATGCAGCTAAAGCCATATTGCCACCTCCTATTCGTCCTCGCCATATCGCTCATCCGCATCGGTGTCGTGGTAATCCTGCCCGTATACATCGCCCAAGTCAAAGATTTTCACTATATTCAGAGTATTGCTATCGACAAGTGTGGCAGGTGTAACGTCGTCACTGTCAAAATTGATCTTGCAGCCGGCGATCTCGGAAAGCGTCTCTTGAGCGTCGGTTTTGTAAGAATCGATCCAATCCTGTTGTATGCTGGTATTTGCCCCGGCAAGACGACGCAGTTCCATAGCAGTGGCGAGATTCATGCAGACTTCACGAATGGTGGCAGGAACAGTTGCGAAAGGCACCGTGTATTTGCCGCGCAGCTTATCGTTGATCTTGCCCTCAGCCAATTCTATAAACATTGTGATAGCAGCGCGTTCGTCAACTGTGTCGGGAATTCTGGCATGATTGAACAACACATCTTCGATAGTGCAATACGAAATCGCCATCGCCGCAGCCTCCATCTAGCCGCCGTTAGTCTACCGAGGTTGACGACACACTGAGCCTATTACAGCTACAATATGATCTGTCAACCCCGATAGAGAGCATCAGAAAACTCTAATAAATCAGAAATTAGCTGAGCTATTAGCTTTTTATGTATGCACGCTCGTAATGATGCAGCCAGCGCCAGAGGCGGCGACTTTTTCATCTACAATATGGCCGACTTCGTAAAATGTCGCGTTCCTCTCATCGGAGAACCAGGTCGTCACCTTGAAGTTCTGGTTGGTGAACGTGTATCCAAAGCTGAGAGCTTCTTTGGATGGAGTGTCGGTCTTGTAGAAGACGACCACATTGTTATTCCAGATGTCGGCCAAGACAGCAGTAACGCCTTTGGGCTGAGTGTTATACACACCCTTACCAACGATAGTCTCAAGCTCCCATAGCACCGGCGGTAGCTTGCCCTGTTGTACCCAAGTTTCAAACTCGGTAAAGGCGTTGATTTTGAGCCATCGGAGCACATCGTCGGCTACCGTTGAACTAAGCAGCAAAGCGTTAGGCTCTGCGCCGCATGCCTGCCTGACGTTGTTCTTAGCAACCATGATGTCCTCTTCGACAGTACCAGCACCAGCGGCGGTATTCCACGCCGTTGTGGCGGCAAAGTTGTTATCGACGCTGCCAGTAGCCTGTGCGAGAGCTTGCACCCTGCGCTCATACGCTATTTGCAGCGCGCGAGTTAGCTTTTTGACGCTATTTTTCTCAAGATCGGTAGCTTCGTCAGCGTTAGCTGCCACACGCGTCGGAAGCGGTATCTTGAGCGCATGCTCTTCGCACTCAAATGTATCGTTTGTGGGCGCAAATTCCATCTCGTTTGCCGGATCTCCGGGCGCTCGCAAGGTGGAATATGCTAATAGCTCTTCCTGACTCGTAAACTTGTAGAACCTATCCACTTCGTTATCCACAGGGATCTGTGGGAAGACACGCCCAGCAACCATCTCTGGGATAGTGTAGTGGATGGCAAGATTGGTTAACGGTCTGCTAACATGCACATCGCTGATTGTCGGGGAAGCCATGCGCCATACCTCCTTTTTTTATAGCATCCGAATTTTCTCTCATCTTTGCATTATTAAGCAGCCTGCTTCCTCTCGCTATCCAATGCCAGCCAATTGCCCATTTCAGCCTTATCCAGAAGAACTTGACGAACTGCTGGATGAGGATGAGCTACTTGACGAGCTGCTGGAAGATGAGGATGACGAACTTGACGAACTGCTGGAAGATGAGGACGAAGACGATGAGGACGAGGAACTTGAGCTATAAAGCTGCGCCATCGGTACTATTTGGACATAGCATTCGATAATCTCATTCGCAACCCCTGTTTCCAGCGCAATTCCTACCATATCGTGGTAATTGTTCTGCTTCATCGCAGCGCCAGTCGCATCGGCAACCTGTAGGGCGTCACCGGCACTGACAGCGCTCGCAAGCTTAACCCACGATACACCTTCAAACCTCACACTAGCAGCCTCGTTATTCTCAGGCTTATTTTGTAGTATACCTGCAATCCGCTGAGCAGCAGCCGCCGAGGGCAGCTCCACATCGTCGTCAGTCGTTGTGTTGAATACAACGATCCTATATATCGAACTGGACAGATCTTCACCCGCTCGGTAGGATCTGTCGGGTTTTCCTGTCGCTTCAGGCATCTCGATCCCTCCTCGCTTCTACGCTCTTATGGTTTATAAAGTTATACCCTGTTGCCTATCATCACTTCAGGCGCTATTTTTTTTCTAGGCGCTTGAAGATGAGGATGAGCTAGAGGATGAAGAACTGCTTGACGAGCTGCTACTTGCCAGTTGATTGTATGGTATGATCTGAACGTAACATTCAATTAGCTCGTTAGCAACACCCGTCTCAAGGGCGATGCCAACCATTGCGCTAGAACCATTCTGCCTCTCGACCGTGCCTGTGGCAGCGGCTACCATCAACGCGTCACCAGCCGTAACTGCTTTCGCCAGCTTAACCCACGAGACGCCCTCGAATCGCACCGAAGCCGCCACGTTATTTTCGGGCTTGTCCTGAAGTATGCCAGCAATTCTGCCAGCACCTCTAGCGCCGGGGAGAGTAACATCGTCATCAGTAGTAGTGCTAAAGACCACTACCCTATATTGAGAGGATGAAAGATCCTCCCCCGCCCTATACGACCGGTCTGGCTTGCCTGTGCTTTCGGGCATTAGTTGTCACCTCCCGATTATTGCTGAATTAGATCCATCGCAGCTTCATATTCGCTGACGCCATTAGCTTCAGCGTATTCTTTAACCTTCTCCGGATTGGCTTCCATATAAGCGACAATGCGACCATGCAAATCTTCGCCTGTCCACGTCTCGCCCACGTCCAGATCGGGTTCACCTTTCGATTTCTTGTCAGAGCTTGCCTTGCCGGGCCTGGCCGATTCACTGGCCGGGCTGCGCTCCGAATAATCGACAACCTGCGGCAGCTTCTCCAAATGCGCCCTGAAGAGCTTATATGCGGTTGTCTCAACTTCGCGCTCAGTGCCATCGTCGGCTTTCTCGGCAAACTTGACGGGCTTGCTGTCGTCAGCATAAGCGTCGAAAAGCCTGTATATATCCACCTCGTTAGCAGGTAAGAGCCTGCCATCCTCTTTCAGCTTCTCGACTAACGCCTTCTCCTCTATGTGCCGCTTTTCGCGCTGCTCGTCTTTAAATGCCTGTTCCAACTGCTGAACGCGCTCCCTTAATGCGGAATTTTCGCTCAGCAATTTCGCTATATTGGGATCGGGACTTTCTGTATCGGTTGATTCTGAAGTTTCCTCTTTTTCATCCGGCTTTTCTTCTTTCTCATCCGGCTTTTCAGAACCAGTTGGACTATCTTCAGCTTCCTCTTCCGATAGTTCTTGGTCTCTTTCTTCGTCAGCCATGTCTTCCAAACCTCCTTCTGTGTCCTCAGCATCGCTTCCCGATGCCGCTTCTGCTAAGATCAGATCCTGAACCAAAGCAAATTCTACCGTCTCAGTCTCATTCTCTTCAGCTAACTCCGCATACCTCGCGTCGATTTCGGGCAAGGACTTGATAGCAGGCGGGCTGGTGCCCAGAAGTGCCACAGCCGCTAACGCCGGCCCATGATTCTTGCCCGTGTCGTCCTTGAAGTCGATATATATCTCGGATGAGAGCCGTTTATACGCTTTCTTGACCAATAGGTCGTAAACCACCTTCGGGATATTGGCGAGGTCGGCATATAGCTTATTGCCTTTAAGTCGCAATGCTGTCACCCAGCCAGCGGCTGGCTGCTCGCTCTTGGACTTTCTCGTGTCAATTTTGGGCTGTACGCCATGCCCAATCTTGAGCGGGGGCGTGATCTTGCCCTTGAATTTATCATAGTTAGCCTTTATCTGCCGTAGGTGCTTTAGCGTCCATTTCTTCTTCTTATATTCACCTGTGGCAAAAATAGCAACGTCTTTGAGCGCATAGGTCTTATCGCCATCTTGCTGGCCTTTTTCTGCCAACTCTTCGGCATCTGCCTCCTGTTCGCTGCCGAATACCAGCAGATCGATAGACTTCCGAGCGAGTCTTTGCTTTAGCCACGTTCTTACGAGCTTACCCAGCTTTGAGTCGCTTAACTTTTCCATATCTGCTACAGTGAGCCGCTTGGGTAAGCCAGTCATGTCGTCAACCGGCCAGTCGCCATAATCCTCTATATCCTGCCCATCTTCGCTCTCATCGGAATCGTCGGGATTATCGGAACTATCTGGATTATCGCTATTCATATCCTCTTCGCTCGCATCTTCATCAGCTTCGTCATCAGATGCGTCGCCCTCTGTATATTCGGATTCGCCAAGTATATATCGAAAATGCTGTCCAAGCTCCTCATCGCTGAGGTTATCAAGCTCTTCTTTATCCAGATCGAAATTCATTGCTTATCCCTCCCCATCTGGCAGGATCGCTAACCGGCTGCCATTGATCGTTAGCACAAGTTTTTCAAGGTTAATGCCTTGCTCATCTTTATATAGCTCCAATGTATCCTCTTCGTCGGCGCCTGCTTTCGCTGTCTTCTTAGCAGGTTCAAATCGTTTATATTTGATATTGTGATCTTTCAGCCATTTCTTCGCACCAGCCACCGTCCAGACTTTCTTATCGAATCGTAACGCTTGCGGTATTGGCATATCCGTCGGCTTATCTCTACCCTTCAGCTTACCCCAGATAATGCCGATAGAGGCGGGCACTTTGATCCTGCCGTATATCCTGCCGCCCTTAGTTCTGCGAAAGACTTTAGAAAAGTCGCCTACACTGCGTATTCTGGCTGCGTGTTCATTAGGGTATGGCATAGAATCACCCCCGAAAAACGCAAATTACGCTTACTGCGTTACGCAGCAGGCGTAAAGCTCCTGTATTCAGTTGTTATCGCTATTTATATCGGGTAGACTTACTTCTCTGAGGATTTATATCGGTAAGATCTAGAATAGAGGACAACCTCAACTTGCCCTTTCAAGACAAAAGTACAAAAGCTCAATATGTGAACTACCCCCGTTTAAAAGCGGGAGCTTCCGGCTTCGTCGAGGGTACTACTTCTACCGTTCTCCACCGGCGTCAATTCGGGCAGTACCTGCCCTACTACACTATGTTTTCTTTATTACGCGTACTGAACACAGCCAAAAGTACACAACTTAGGAATTGGTTTTACGTGACAACCATTGACTTGTCACAACCTCATACCAATTGTCAAAGAGCGAATGTAATCTTGGTTTTCGATTACGTAGCAAATTATAGCACAGTCGTTGTAATATGTCAACCAAAGAAAGGGGGCGGCATTCATCTCCCCGCTAAAGCAGGGAGTTTTCTGCCGCGTCTTCTATAAAGAGCTACGTGCGGCAATGGCGATTTCATTTGTCTATCATCCCCCTGAACTGATCCGAGCATAAATAATCGGTGATAGCGCTCAATGTTAGCCCAAAGCCTTCAGGCGATGTGAGCAAATCCAAGTCGTCGTCATTGGGCATAAAGCCTAACTCGACAAGCGCGGCGGGCATGCTCGTAGATCGTAACACTTTGTAATCCGACGCAAATAAGCCCGTGCCGTGCAGGATATATTCTCTATAGCGCTCGACAAGCTGAAGATACTTGCCGACAATACCGCGCGATACCAAGCGCCCTTTAAGCGAGCTTGGGTAATAATGCACCTCAAAGCCCCTCGGTATAGGCGTCACGAAACTGTTGACGTGTATGGACAGAAAGAAGTCGGCTTTCCATCGGTTAGCGTGAAAGCAACGTCGCCATTGAGCGACATAGCTATCATCCACTCTGGTCATCTTAACTAAAAAGCCCTCCTTACGCAATTTGATAGCTATAACCTGCGAGGCGATAAGCGCGATATGGCTTTCTTTGATAATCCGCGTCCCATAATTGCGCCTCACGACGCCGGGGTCGCGCCCGCCGTGTCCGGGGTCAAGCATTATTCGCAAAGCGCGCATTTATATCCTCTTTCAGTTTTGAGTTTACTTACTGAACATAGCCGAGGCATACGTCGTAATCGGCATTAGCGCCGCTGCTGCTGACGATTTGTAAGTATATAGTCGCCCGATACTCGTTATTCGTCTCCGCTGGGTCGTAATTATTTGCAGCAGCTTCTTCGTCCAGATAGGTAATTTCATCGACAAATATGTGCAGCTCGCCGCTGTTGGTGATCACCCTTTCCCAGAGCAACGAGTAATTGGACTGGCCGGGCGTTAGCACCCGCGTTGACCTCGTGTAGATGCGCAATATGTAAGTATTCGCCTGGCTGGATTGCACAGTCAGGTATAGGATGCGTATCCTGCGCGGAATTGGTACACTATCAACATCTCGTGTGATAGTAAAATTCGCAGTATTGCCCGCATCCTGACCCGTAACCTGCGCTCTCGCTAAGCGAATTGGGTTGGAATCGCGTGTCGCAAGTTGCATTATAAATCCCCCTTTTTTATAGAAGACGCGGCAGAAAACGACGAAGCCGGAAGCTCCCGCTTTTAAGCGGGGGTAGTTCACCTAGGCACTCTCGCTTCGATAAGCGCCCCGAAGCCGGGGTCGGGTTTCAAAGCCGTCGGTCGCGATACTGAAAAGTCCATATTCACGGTGACAGGCGTGAGTATACATCTACAATTATATCCAGCAGGTGGGCGCCATTTGTACCAGATAGGGTCGTCTCTCAGGTAAACGCGCTCATCCATCCTGCGGTGCGTCTCGCGCGTCCTCGTATCGAGTATGGCGCTATACTGATAAGCTGGCACGAAACTTACAACCGCAGGGTCGTTAAACAAATCCCACCGGCCGTCGCTATATACGCTCGCAAAATTCGTCCGCAAAATGGTTTCCGTATGCACTGGCGATATTGGCTCGCCTTTCTTCTTATCAGTGCCATAGACAGTACCCGTATACTCGATATTAGCCTGCCTGAGCGCAAAGGCAAAATCCTTAATTGACGCGCCTTCCCTTATGCCCTTATAAAGCAGATCTTGTATCGTCCTCAAGATGTCTTTCTCGATTATGCCAGCGACAGTGAACGCTCTGCCTTTAGCCATATCGAGCAACTGCGAATATTGGCGTTTGGTCATAGGCACTTTGCGTTTGAACTTTTTTAGCGCCTCAGCAGGTGTCAAGTCGGCTATGTCGGCAAAATGCGCCCTGTTGCGTTCGTAACCATTTTCGATGTCCCATCCCTGCTCGCGCAGGACGAATGCAAACGGGCCGGAATCTTCGCCAAACTTGATACTTTTGCCAAAAGAGTTTTCTACCTCTATTAGCGCATCGCTTCTGCCTTCAAGGTAGACATAGCCGAAGGAATTCAAGCAAATATTCTTCACATGTTTGACGCCATCTGACAGCTTTTTAGGCGCAATTACGACATCTCTGATCAGCTTCATGTTGCCAGTCTCAAGTATTTTCAGCCGCCCGACTTGAGAGATTATCGACTCCTGAATATCTTTGACCGCTCTTGCTAACCTATCGGTAGTAGCTTGCACGTGCCCTTCAAACCGGCTTTCTAACTCTACAAAGTCAATTTTGCATGCTTCTTCGTAAATTGTCAAGTTGCGCCAAAGCTTCCTTTTTTCCGCAAAAGCTTTGATAGGAATATCTTTGCCTTCAATATCGCTTACGTTGCCCATTTATAAATTCCCCTCTTTGGCTGCGCTGACAGGGATCGAACCTGCAACCCCACGATCAACAGTCGCTCGCTCTACCATTTGAGCTACAGCGCATTAAGTAATTGCATCCTCGATAGTTATCCTGAAGGTTTCAGTCTTGCGTATATCAGCCGCGCTGAATTGCAGCTTGATGTCAGCTAAATACGACCCAGCGGTAGCTAAATTGGCAGCAGAAAAGTTCACCGTTATGACACCATTTGCCGCGTCAGTTTTAGTAAAATCGCTATCGGTCTTCGTAAAAGCTGGCGTGCCGGGCGTATTAGCTGGCGCAACGCTCAGCGTCAAAGTTGCAGATGAAACATCCAACGCCGCGCCGCCCTGCGTAATTGTGAATTGGACGCCCTGCCTCGCTTCGCCCTGCTTAAATTGCAAAGTCGGCAAATCGGCCATAAAATCACCCCGTTCTTTGAGCGTACCGACAATAAACTTTTAAGACAAAAAAGCATATATAAAAAAGGGAAGATGTTAAAACCCCATGTTTTTTGATAACATACCGATTGTCAAGGTAAAATAGCGATTTTTTTGTTGACATTTAATCCTCAATCGAAACCGAAACCGCAGGCGATTCAGTATCGAGCGTTTCCGCTTGACTATCGCGTATATCCAAGCTAACAGCAGCCGATTCGATAGCCAGAGCAATTGATACAGTGGGCAATCTTAAAACTACAGCTTGCGGTATTATGTCTAATGATAATTTCATCTGGGATTCCTACAAATAGCTATAAACCCAGCCACTTGTGATAGATGCTCCTTCGGAGGAACAAAACCGATACAACAGCGCTCTTGTGCAAGAGGATTGTTGCACAACAGCGAGCCGATTACAAATTCGCCAAAATGCCTGTTCAATAACCCGCTAAATTCATCGTACGTCAATTCGCACGTATGATATGGGTTGCGTATATTTCGTCGACGTTCGGATTCAGAATTGGGCGTTGAAATAAAGGCAATCCCGCCAGGATTCAACAGCCGTATGATAGTATTCAACAGATCGTCCCGCGTTGGGTAAGCGCGTCGATGCATATGCTCTAAAAGCTCCAAGCAGACTATTACATCAGCGTAATAGCCGCCCAAGCCTACAACATCATCCCAAACCCACGTTATATTGTCAGCGCTGTAATATTTCGCGGCATCGGCCAGCGTTTCGGAATCCCTATCTACAGCGAAGATTTGGAGACCTGGTAATCTTGTGGCGAGGTGCTTAGCTCCATAGCCAAGCCCGCAGCCCAAGTCCAAAACCTCATTAGTCCCGAAGATGTAATCCCCAATTGTGTCAGCTACAAATTTATAGCGATTCATATGCTCAAGGAAAACGCCCAATGGCGCAAATAGAGTGCCCGGATAGAGGCGCTCCCAGATAAATTCATCCGTCTTTGTGCGAACGCGCTTACGCAACCGTTCGTCAAAGATGGCAGCATACAGTCTCGCACCGTTGCGGTATTCCGGCGTTCTCAGGCAATAGCCAATGGCTTCTCTCAGGCTACTTCCAAGATCTTCAGGCAATTGCAGGCCCGGTGGCAAATAAAGTTTATCGAGCCTTTCCACCCAGATAAGAAATTGTAAAATAACACCCTCATAACCGGCTTCTTTCCCCGCCTGTTGGCTGTCGATTATCGCTTCTATTTCCCATATATACCGATAGGGGAGCAAGCGCTCCATTTTGATCGAGCTGATCGCCCACGCTCTATGACACGTAATCGCCTGAATCCTGTCGCTCAACTCTTCGGGCGAATAGGGAACGAACTGATGCCAGTTACTGCCCAACTTAAACAAATCGTTTATATCGAGTTTCAATATCCAGTTATCTCCGCGCGCAATTACAACCGGGGGAATATTTAGCGCCTCCCGGTCGTCGCACCACGCCTGCGCCGGCTCCGTCTCTGAAGACGCCTGCGACGCGATCTGCGCCTTCTCTTGCCCGTCGGCCGTGGTGTTCCTGGCCTTAGCCGTTTCTTTGGCTTTTTTTTCTTTGGCATGTTTATCACCTCCCTCAGCTACATGATTTTCTGCGCCTTTTGCGCTTTTTAGTGCTTTTGCGCTTCTCTTCCCTGCGCCGCTTCGTTATACGTGGTGGAGCACCACGCCTCCTCTTCTTAGGCACGTTCACCGCCACCTTTCCGTGCGTTTTCGTCTGCGCCTCTTTCGGGGCTTTTTTCCTTGTCGCCGAGTTCGTACCTTCAAAGGTTGGGGAATATGCACATCACCCCTCGATATAACCATGCTGTCTTTTCTGATTATGCTACCTCCAGCGCGTCCTGTAATAGCTGGAATCGCGCTATATTCTCCTCGATTTCCAGTTCAAACGCCTCGCGCCCATCGGGGCTGGTAAATTTGAGCGGCTGTTTGAAGTCAAGTGCCTCTGCTGCCATCATCGACCCTTTGCCAGCCCCAGGCAGTATGTTTATGTAATCCATCGCGGCTTTCTGAACGTTCTCGTCAAGGGGGTCGATAAAGCCCGCGTTAGCGAGTATTTGCAGCACTTGTGCTTTAGACACATTCATTTTGGCTACCTGCTCACTGCTATGCTCCTCAAAAGGCTCAAATTGGAAGCGCGGATAGCGTTCAACCTTACCGAAATTCATATCGATCAGTTGCTTCGTCAACTGCTCCATTATTAGCTCTTCGATTTCGCAGCCCAGAAAAGTGAGCATAGTAAAAAACAGATCGTGCTGTTTCTTACCTAACGCATATGAGCCGCCCTTAGTCGCCTCGCCCATACCCAGCAGGTCGGGCACCAGCATAGCGCGGCATATCATCCTATCGCGCTTCTCTACAGCTTTCTCATACAACTGCGCACCCGTGCTCGATTTCATCTGTATCGGCTCAATCCTAATCCCTTCGGGCACTTTTGCAACAGTGCCGATTTGCAGATCGGCAAGGATATCCACTAATCTATCTATTATATCTTGATCGATACCTTCTTCGTAGAAGCCGACAAGCACAGGCGATGCCCAGCGTTCCAGGTGCATGTTCCAAAATTTCAAAATCACGCTTTTCGACCAGTAAGGCTCATAAGCCGCTTTCAAGTCGCTTACGCCATATGGGTTTTCCCATAGCGGCTGATAAGTATAGATAATAAACTTATCTATAGGCAGCTCTTTCTCTACGCCCTTCTGCTCCTGTAATAATTCCTCGATATTGCCATAATCGTCCAAGTTAAAGCCAAAGTCATGCGGCTTCTTGCTCTTGATGCTAGCAAGCCCAATTCTGCCGGGATAGTCGCCAGCCTTCATATAGCTAAAGTTCTTCTCGCAAATTGAATAGCCATAATCCAAAGCTGTGAGAATAGACATAAGTGTCCTGACAAAGGTAGTTGGCATCTGCTCAACCGCGTAGTTCATAAAGTTAGCCAGGTCGCGATCTATCTGCTCGTTCGAGGCTCCTACCCACTTGTATGGAGTAGACAGGCGCGAAAACTTCTTGACGACCAATGCCGCTCTGACCTGATCGTCCTTTTTCATATCGTCATAGAGTTCCAAGCCCTTCTTCTCAACCAGGTCGTCTGGGTTGACATTAGCGTAATAGATCAAGTCAGCGTCGCCCGTCGCGCGCTCTCTCCTGTAATCGCCCTTCAGTCGCCTCTGTCCCTCCTGATAGCGAGCGAGGAGCTGTGTGATAGGCGCGCTCACAGCGGCAAGTTTGCCTTTGAATATCTCTATAGCTTGCATCGCAGACCTACCCCCTCCTCCGCGTCGTTCGGAAAAGCGCAGATATTGGTAAACCGTGTAAGAAGCCACTTTTGGTTGCTTCTTCGTCGTATATGGGCCGTGGGGCGGGATTTCTCCTATTCTCACGGCACTTGCGCTCTAATGCCCGCTGCCTCTGCATCTCGCGCTTTACCCGCTGCCACTCTCGCGAGCCGTAATCGTCAAAGGACACAACTTTAACCTCCCCAACTAGCGTAATAATGTAACAGCAACTGTAAAGTTTTTGTTACATATGTAAACTTTTCTTTACAAGCCATCCTATTTACGAAATACTTCCCTCAGTAGCGCCTTAACTTTTTCGTGTTCAGGCGGCAAGCCGCTTACCTGCCTCAATCTTTCCTCCATGCGCTCATACGCCTGCTTATAAGTTCCTCCTTCGCGCTCGCTGCGTGTCCTCGCGCTCTCTAGCATATCGACAGTTATATCCCTGACCATCTTGTCGGTATGGATAGCATACCGCATCGTATCCATACCATCATCCCCTTCCTTGATCATGTCCTCTTTCTGAGTGTTTGCCCACATATAATAGGGAAACTCCATGATCGTCTTATAAGGCTGATCTTCCAGCACCAAGCGCGGGTCGATTTCGTATAAGCCATCCTTGAAAAAGAATATTTTATCATCATCAAATTTCGCATATACGCTCTGCTGGCCGGGTAATCGCGCTTTATTAGCCTTCCGCGTATTGATCTTGCAAGAGCGCAAAGTGGCCTCATCTTCGTTATCGTGGTCGCAAATAACGCGCGGCTTCGGAATACCACGCTGGCTGCAAATCTGAAGAATATCCTCAGCGTGTCGCGATACGATACGCCGCGTATGATAGATTTCTTTATCAAGATACCATTCGTCTTCGGGCGATACTGCCCAAAAGTGGCATACGAACGGATGATCGAACCCAAAATCCAGGGCGTTTACCCTGCGCCAATCCGATGGTATGTCAAACCTGTCAATAAGGTGCTTGCGCGGGTTGAACGGGTAGACTAGCCCTTCGGTTGCTACCCATTCGCCCTTCACGTATTGCCGATATTGAATGCCCTTTACCGTTTCGATAAACTCATAATAAATAGGGGGCAGATTATCCAGCATCTCGGCAGCGATGCGCTCATACCCCGGCATAGGCGACTCGATAAACCGCCTGTAGAGAAAATGACTTGGGCTGCCGGGGTTGCATAAAAGCAGCACCTGAAGAAATTTCGCACCCGGCAGGCGCAAGCAGCGGATGATTTTGCTGTCAAAATCGTCCTCTATCAATTCGGTAGCTTCCTCAACTACCATGAAATTATACTCACGCGATGCCAGCTTATTGACATCGCCTACCGAATCCAGCCCCAGGCCGAAAAACTCGCTCCCGTTGCTAAGCTTGCGATATAATTCAGTATCGTTCCTCGCGACAATTGCCCGATCTGGAATATGCGCCAATACTTCCTTGAACTTGCTCCATAAAGTGGGCTTCAGATCGACACGCTTCTTCCTGAGAAACACTATACACGAATTGGGGTAATAGCACCCGACAAATAGAGCTTTTGAAGCGCCAAGCTGTGTCTTGCCGCTTCCCCAAGGCCCATCGAAGAGCAACGCCGTCGCCTGAGAAGCGAACGCGTCAGCTTGCGGCTGATTGGCCGGCGTGAACCGATATACGATTTTACCATTATCATTCATTATCAGTTGTAGACGCGGGCGCGGGCGATGGGAACTTATCCACATCCACGCCTACCACTTCAAATGTAAACTGATTCTCGCCAATTTCCACAGCTTCGCCCATAACAATCAGGTCAAGTTTGATCAATCGATCTAAAGCCAAGCTCAATTGATTGATCTGCTGCGCCGACCCTTTTATCACTATTTCCTTGCCGTTTTCGCCGTCTTTGTACGTTATAAGCTGATTCCAAGCGCGCTTGATTATATTCAACGAGCGCCTGATGTCCTCGCGATATTCGGCTTTCGATTCAACTATCGTCCTGTTGGTCTTCCGCTCGATTTTAGTCGCTATCTCAAGGTCGCGCTGGTCGGCGCGCTTATCCCAATTGAACGCCTTCCGCCAGTTGCAGACGCTCTGTTCAGACACCTTAAACGCCTCAGCAACTTTCCGGTTAGTGCGATGGTCGCCCAAGTTATAGAAGTATTCGTATGCCTCGCGATGTTTCGGCTTTTCTTTCACGCCCCAAGCAAACCTCCAAATAATTCAAATTTGCAAAGAAAACCTAAAGAAAATTAAAGTTTGAATAAATCCGTTATTCTATAACGAAAACTTGTCAAGCTGGCAGGGTCGCCGCAGGTGACAAGTTCTACCCACGCCCGATTCTTCTCCGGCCATGTATGTATAGCCGCATGGCTTTCGCCTATGATCACAATCCCGGACACGCCGCCGCCGGGGAAATCGTGCTTCAGCGTCGCCAGGATCGTGATGCCTTTTACAACATTTAGCGCCTCCAGAAACTTCTGCCAGACGGATACAGGGTCGGAAAAGTTACCGTCAATCTCAAAGCTTATTTGTTTTACTAGCGGTTTTTTAGTCAACATTTTTCTATGACAAAAAGGGGTGTATCAAAAAGCCATTTTGTTCCAAGCCCGATATTTTACAAACTTTTTGCAACTTGTCTCACAGTGACGTGTTTTTTGTTTGACTTTTTCGCCTTCCTAAAAACCAATGCGTATTCATGAACCTTCGGGGCGAGCCTTTTCATGTTGAAGCTGACAGCGAACGCTTTCGATAACCCACTTACAAGCTGGTCGATAACCCAGAGGTCTACAAGCTCCCAGCCCACAGCTTGAAATATGCGTATTGTATCAGCGTGATAGGGATAGAACTTGCCCTCTTTACGAAAGTCGTTCACATTGACAATATGCCAGCAGTCATCCTTGAATTTCGGCAACCAAGCTTTAGCTACCGATTGCATGCCGAGCAAAAAGCCCTTATAAGAAGCGTTACCCAACTGAGCGGGTTCATCGCCATAGTCCTCAATATCCCAATATGGCGGGCTGTGAAAGCTGAAATCTCCTATATTATCGGGTATCTCAAGCGGGTATCGGCTATCGCCACACGTAATTTCGATACTCGTCTTACCATCGTCTATCTTCTCCTTGACAGCTTTAATATAGCTGAAAAATTCCTTAGAGAGATCGTAACCGTAATAATGCAAGCCCATAATTTTCGCCACTTGCATCTGAATGCCCTGTCCCATAAAGGGATCTAAATACACGTCGCCCGGCTTGGCGTAATATTTAATGAAGAATTCGACAAGGTCGGCTGGCATAACCGTCAAGCCCGGCTTGCCCCTGCCCGCACCGCGCTGGCTGGCAGTGCCCTTATGCTGATAGCCAGCTTCTCTGAGCTTCTTCGCCTTCTCTTCGCTTTTTACGTTGGCGACTCTCTTGTCCGGCCTTTCGCGCTGATATATAAACATCCTGTTGGATAGTTTCCTTCTGCTGAGGCGCAAAACCGAGAGTGGGATAATACCAAAACGCCTCTCCATCGCTTGGCGATTGACGACGCTTTGTCTCAAACGCGAGCGCAGGTCAGACATTCAGCCACCTCCGCAGGACATCATCGAGCATTATATCGTCGTAATCCTCCTGTATCTGCTGATACTTTTCGACAAACGATTGGTATATATCGTCGGCAACGCGCCCGGAGTAAGAGCCAAAGCTAAAGTTGACAAAGCTATCTTGCTCTGGGTCATGAAAATCGCCATCGCCCTCTCGCTGATTGCTTGGCTCATCATCGACCATCAGCGCGGCAAGCTCATCCTCGGCAAAGCCGGTATCCTCAAGCTCGACATCGGGCAATTCTGCAATGTCAAAGAGCAGATCGGGCAACAGGTCGGTATCCCACGACGACATCTCCTGTGACTTGTTATCAGCGAGCATGAAGGCTAATGCCAGAGAATCTGGCAGATCCACCTCGTAGACCAGCACTTTCGTAATGCCCATACGCAAGAGCGCTTCGACAACGCCGTGCCCTGCCATGATTAGATCGGTCGATGCTTGCACTGCGATGCTGATCTTGGCATAGCCAAATTTCGCAAGAAAGCGGCAAAGTTGCTGGATCTGCTCCTCCGTATGAATACGGGGATTTCCGGGGTGTGGCTTGAGCGCCGTCAGGTCGCGCTCAGTTACCCTGGCAGGGTATTTTGCCCCTGAAGGCAAAAATTGGTCTTCTACGGGCAGCAATTTCGCACCTCCACTATATCGGAGGCGCGGCAATTACATAACTATTAGCGTTAAGCGTTATTTATGCAGGCAGATTATTGTCGTTCTTTGCAATTCACATTAAGTATACCTTGCGGGTGGGCTTTTGTCAAGCCAAAAGGATATATTCAAAAAGTCAACTACCCCTCCCTGACGAAAGGGGCTTGCAGTTACGCTCCACCGCAATTCACCAATAGGCGCTTTGACTTCAACACGCATCGCGTACGGCTGGTTGACATCGGGGTCTCCTGCCGCGTTTAAGATGACGAGGATGGGCAAGGTGGGGTTTTCGCGAGCGAGTGCGATAAAGTATACAAGCTGGGCAGGCATTTCCCCCTGATGACGAAACCAGCCCTGTTAGGCAACTTCTTCCAACAGCACCTGCCGCCACTCTTCAGCGATATGATCGACGCCGCCAAGTTGATAGCGCTGCTTGAAGCTAATAGGGATACGATCCAGGTGGAGGTTATAGCGCCACGATACGCCCTGCTCATGATGGATACCATGCAGCCAGTGGTGGGGTTCAGAGCCTATGAGCATCTTCCCGATACTGAAATCGGTCGTGCCGATCCCAGCGCCGTTCATAAACAATTCACCCGCGCCTATATCCAGGCTGCCAGAGGTATGGAAATGACCCATAGCGCCATAGTCGAACCTATAGCCTTGCTCCTGCCACCATTTGCGCACTTTTTCAAATTCTTGCTGCAAGCGCGCCTGTTCGCGCATCAAATCTTCGCGCTCCTTTTTCGACCTAGCTAATTCAAGCAGATCTCTAATATTCTTGAGCGACCGGACGATCCCATAGAATGGTATGCCCATCCACGACCGCACAGGGTCGCCGTGAAATATTACCCAATCCCAGCCGCCGATATTCTTGATAGTAAAGATGCTTTTGGGTATATCAAATTTGATATTGGGCTGATTCATAAGCATCAGTCCGAGCATTTGAAACAGCACAAAATCCCAATTAGCATACCGCTGTTTGTACCGCTTCTCCTGCTGCAACCTACCATGATTGCCCGTGACGCCGACAACTTCTACCTCATGGAAATTGGCTGCCAGGTCGTGGAAGAACTGACCCAGCAGGAAAAGCGCTGTAAGCAACGAATCGACAGCCGTGTCGGGTGTATTAACTAACAGGTCGTGAATTTCTGTGCTTACCATATCGCCCAGCAGGATAACGAGAAGCTTCTTTAGCCTGTAGCCTTTCAACTTATTCTGGCATATATCCACAGTCGTCTCAGCGAGGTGCTGCAATCTGCGCAGTGCAATTTCGTTGTTATACTCCGCTAAGCCGCCCGTATCCTGAATATCGACAACTTCGCAGAAATGCCAATCGCCTAAATGCAGACAGGCTAATTCATCGACGATTTTGGGCTTTTTGCGCGGCAAAGCTGGCGGGGCTGTGGCGGGATAGGCAGACAACAGGTCGCCAAAAGCGTCAATGACGCGCTCTTCAAAGGTCTTATCCTGCAAGGCGATTTTATACTTGCGGCTTAAAACTCTTATCTGATCGCGCAGCGAGGTATTCTTGCGCTCCAGGCCAACCATCTGCTCCTCAATCGCCCTATATCTCGTTAGCTCCTCGTATTTCTTCTCACAGGCTTTTTTCGTCCGGCCAAGCTGCTCGGCGATCTTCGTATAGGGCACTTTGCGCTTCCTTAATTTCAAAAGCGTCTCTTCATCTCCCTGTAGCCATAAGCGCATCGCGTTTCCCCCCTCTGGGATAATAGCGGGAATATCAATACACTAATCTCCCTTTTTATATTACCACATCGGAGGGATTTTGTCAATAGTGTCGGCAAATACTATCTCAGGACGAGCCTCCAATTCGCCAGGCAAATGCAGTGCTATTATAGCGGTGCTATTTACACCTGCTCCCCAAGAGATGTAGTGACCCATCAAATCCATCCCTCAAAATTCTCCGCATCGTAGAACTTTAATGCGACGAAACCCCTCCGACTAGCAGCCACGTCGGCTAGATGAAATATTTTCTGCTCGAAACTGTGCGGGCCGAAAAAACCCCTACCCCCCATGTGCGTCATAACTAACTCACAAGCTAGTCTCCATTTCTGGATAGCATGTTTTGTTTTAGGAAGCCGACGAGCCATCCAATTTGCCGCCTCATGCGGATGATTGTCGAAATCCGTCCTGTCCCCCGAAGGCTCCTCCGGCTCTTCATACCAGCCGTACTTGGCAAGATCGTGGGTTAGACCAGCAACTACCGCCGGATCTGTATCCAGATCGAAGCAGTGGAAGAATTTGTATGCAAGCCAAACTACCTTCGCCGTGTGAAGACAGTTCCCGCCATCCTCCCTATCTTCGGGTGGATGGTGTAACCCTGTCAACGAAGCAGGTGCCCACCAGAACCAAGCTGGAGCATAGGATAATATCTCCCTCGTATGATCACGTAGTTCTTCATTTCCTATCAAAGAAAGCTCTTCTGAAAAGAACTCAACATTGTACATAAGTCACCCCTTCCGGCAAGTGATGCCCAACGAGCAATCTCGTGCTAATCATCATAGAAAATGCGGCAGGAGACCCCCGGATTTATCCGGGGGAGGAATGCCGCCCTCCTTGTTAAGCGCAATTTAACGCTTGACAAAAGCATTGATAATATCCTACAATATTAGCATTATGATACTGACTATGAAATTGAAACTCCACACAACCCAACAGCAGGAGCAAAAGCTTCTGGAGACTATGGAAGCTTTCAACGCTGCCTGCAATTACGTCTCTGACGTGGCGTACAAGCAGAAGACTTACAGCCAGATAATTCTGCACGGTCTCTGCTACTACCACATCAGGGCGAAATTCGGTCTTACTGCGCAGCTTGCCGTCCGCGCTATCGGCAAGGTAAAAGAAGCATATAAGCGCGACAAAAAGAAGCATCACCGATTCAAAGAACACGGTGCGATAGTCTATGACCACCGGCTCTGGAAGTTCAAGCAAGCCGATAAGATCAACATCAAGACGCTTGAAGATAGGATCGACATACCTTTCGTCTTTTACAATTACAGGCAGGTAGACCTGAAGCGTGTTAGGGGTCAAGCCGACCTCGTATACCGAGATGGTCAGTTCTGGTTTTACATCTGCGTTGACGTACCTGAGCCTCCCGAAAGTGAACCTGAAGACTATCTCGGTATCGACCTGGGCATTGTCAATATTGCGACCGACAGCAACGGCGAAAGCTTCTCCGGCAGCCACATCAATAATCTGAGAAACAGACATAGTAAACTTACAAGCAGACTGCAAGCCAAAGACACAAAGTCTGCTAAACGCCTGCTGAGGAAACGCAAGCGAAAGGAATCTCGTTTCAGAAACGACGTCAACCACGTCATCTCGAAGAATCTCGTTGAGAAAGGCAAACGCACCTCTTCCGGTATTGCCCTCGAAGACCTCAGAGGCATCCGCAAGAGGATAAGAGTTAGAAAAAGCCAGCGGAGAACTCAACACTCCTGGAGCTTCTACGACTTGCAAAGCAAAATCGTCTACAAAGCTAAACTCGCCGGTGTACCTATCGTCTTCGTAGACCCGCATTACACCTCCCAAGAATGCTCCAATTGCGGACATGTGTCCAAATCTAACCGTCCTGACCAATCTACTTTCTCCTGTAAGTCCTGCGGATTCTCCGCTAACGCAGACTACAACGCTGCCTTGAACATCCGAGGCAGGGCAATCGTCAACTTGCCATACGCTGTACGTGTTGAAGCCAAATCACCCAAGCAACTATTGCTTGCGGTGAGCTGCGGTGGAGCGTAACTGCAAGCTCCCTGCTTTAGCGGGGAGTCGTTGACTTGACGACTCTGAGCAATACCCTAACAAGCTCCTCCTCCGCCCTGTTGATCTCTTTCTCGATAACATAGCGTAACCTGCCAGCGTCAGATAGTTTAGCTAGTAACAAATGCAGAATTTCATGCTTGGCAGTCCGGTTG